CAGACATAAATGATGAAGTTGCTGCACCAGTCGCACTTTTAAATGAACTTATAGCATTTCGTGCAATTTGTGAAGCATTTTCCGAAGATATTAGATTCTTTGATGCTTGACCAGAGTTTTCATATTTTAATTTACCAACATCTTGAGTATTCACATAAAACAATATGAAATGTCCTTGATTGGGTGTGCCACCTAAATCTAAAGGGTATTGAAAAACTCTTTGTCCTGACTTATTACCACTAACAGAATTATAACCACCTGCAAATGGGTCACCTAATGATTGTGAACCTAAAGAGTTTCTACCATTTAGAAAAGAACCTAGTTGATTCGTTAAACCACCAGAAAATAACTTAGTTGAAAAGACCATATAAATATTCCTATGAGTTACAGTGGCCGTTATATTCCTACACATCCCAAAAAATATAAAGGCAATCCTACTACTATTTATTACAGAAGTTTGTGGGAGCGTAAATTTATGGTATATTGTGATAAAAATGACAAAATACTAGAATGGGGTTCAGAAGAAATACAAATACCTTATTTTTTACCTACAGATGGTAAATATCACAGATATTTTCCTGATTTCTATATAAAATGTAAAAGAGCAGATGGTAAAATTAGAAAAATGATTATAGAAGTCAAACCAAAGAAATTTACAAAAAAACCTCAAATACCAAAAAGAAAAACAAAAGCATTTGTAAAAGAAGTTTATGAATGGGGTAGAAATAGTGCCAAATGGGAAGCTGCAAGAGAGTATTGTAGAGATAGAAATATGGACTTTATCATTCTTACCGAGGACCACCTAATGCCCAAGTATAAATAATATTGTATGAGTATATTTGACGAAATACGAAATCTACGAAAGACTGGTAGAGAACCATATCAGTGGTATCGTAATAGAATTAGAGAGTTGGGTGCACCTTCATCTAGTGAATTAATTAGAGATGGTAGACTCTCTGGTAGATATCATATTGGTAGATTAAATATGTTTTTGTATGACCCAAAATATAAAGACAAACTACCTTACTATGATGTGTTTCCGTTAGTGTTACCTATAAAAAGATATAGTGATGGATTTCTAGGTATTAACTTTCATTATCTTCCTTATGCATTGAGAGCAAGATTAATGAAAAGATTAGAAGATGATGCAAGAGGACCACAAAGTGATATGAGAATTTTTACATCATATGGTAAACTACAAAATGTAAACATAGTAAAACCAACTTTGAAAAGATATCTTTATCAATTTACTAGAAGTAGATTTAGAAGAATAGATAGTGAAGATTTTGTTACTGCATTGATGTTACCTGTACAAAGATTTAGAAAATCAAGTACAGCTAAAGTATGGGCAGATAGTAGAAAGGCAATATAGTGTTTAACTTAAAACAATGGAAACAAACTTTCCTAACTCAAGAACAAGCTCAAACAAATAGATTTGAGATTATGATAAATTTACCTAAAGTTTTGAGTGGTAGTTCTGAAGCTGCAAGATATGTCAGTTTAAGATGTGAAAATTTTCAATATCCTGAAAGGTCAATTCTATCTGCACCTGATGATAACATTTATGGACCACCAAGAGAAATGCCACAAGGTGTTGTACAAAGTTCTACAATTACAGGTACATTTTGGTGTAACAAAGATTTAGAGGAAAAAGTATTCTTTGAAGAATGGCAAAAACAAATATATCAACCAGGAACATATAATATGAATTATTATAATGACATTGTTGGTGAGATACATATCTTTCAATTATCTAAAGGTAGAAGTGCTTCAATACCAGGTAACTTTTTAACTTTTACTGGTGCAACTGAAGAGAAAACAAAATATGGTGTCAAACTATTTGAGGTTTATCCAAAAACAATACAAGCACAAGAATTAAATACAGATTCTGGTTTGCAAAAAATATCAATAGATTTTGCATACAGATATTGGGAAGGTATTGGTCGTGAACCTTCTAAAAATTTAAACGACTATATTGCAAGTAATTTCCCTGGAAGTAACAAGAATGAATTATTTGATGTAAAAGGTATATTAACAGATATACTAGGTAAATCTGGTGCGGGACCATCGGTAGTAGCTGGTGGTAGAGCTGCGGCAGATTTATTATTAGAATAGGAGTGAAATATTATGGCTTTACCTAAACTTGAAACGCCAACATATAAAATAAAACTACAAAGTTTACAAGATGAAATAGAATATAGACCATTTCTTGTAAAAGAAGAAAAACTGTTGATGATAGCATCGGAAACAGGTGATGATAAAAGTATTATGAAATCAATGTTAGACATTATAAATGAATGCACATTTCATAAACTTGATATACAAAAATTACCTATGTTTGACATAGAATTTTTATTCTTACATATTAGAGGTAAATCTGTGGGTGAACAAATTAAAGTAAATGTTACTTGTCCAGATGACGAAAAAACAAGAGTAGAAAAAGAAATTGATATTAATGATATCAAATTATCAATCAATGAAAATCATACAAATGTAATTGATATAACAGACAATATCAAAACAGTTATGAAATATCCTAGTATGAAAGAGGTTACAAATATGAATCTAAAAGATACAGGTGAAATGTTTAAAATCATACCAAGGTGTATAGAAACAGTTTATGAAGGTGAAAAGATAATAGAAGACTTTAGTGAAAAAGAAGCAGAAGAATTCGTATCATCTTTTAATACAGAACAATTTAAAAAAATACAAACTTTTTTTGAAACTATGCCTAAATTAAAACACGATATTAGAGTTGAAAATCCTAATACAAAAGTAACATCAACAGTAACACTGGAGGGTCTGCAAAGTTTTTTTTAATAGCTCTTTCTCATAATAATTTAGAAAATTATTTTAAAACTAATTTCGCGATGATGCAACATCATAAGTATAGTTTAAGTGATATTGAAAATATGGTACCTTGGGAAAGAGATGTATATGTAGATTTACTTCAACAACACGTGCGAGAGGAAAATGAACGAATCAAAGAACAAAATAGAAAAAACAGTTGACCCAGAGGTCGCTGTAAAAGATTTGAATGGTGATGGACATATCACTAAACAAGAAATGGAGATGGATTTGGAATTTAAAAGAAAAGAATTAGAAGACGCAGATGCCCGTAGAGATGCAATGAGAACAATGACTTGGTTTGCATTGTTGGGTATGTTGTTTTATCCTACTGGCATATTAATTACTGCTATGTTAGGTCAAGAAACTGCAGCAAAATTAATTGCTGACATAGCCCCAACATATTTTGTTGCAATCTCAGCTTTAGTTGCAGCATATTTTGGTGCAAACGCATATGCAGATAAGAAGAAAAAATAATGTCTGAATTAGTTGAAGTTGGTAACAAAATACAATCAGCAAATTCTCAGCTGGCTGCAACCTTTAAAGAAGAACACGAAAAGGCTAAACAGCAAGCTGCAGCTATTGGTAAATCATTAAGTGATACTTTCAATAACGGATTTGTAGGTAATGCAAAAGCCATAAGCAAGATGGGTACCGACTTGAAAAATAATATTGGTAGAGCAGTAGGTAAAAGCCTTAGTTTTCTTAAATTAGATAAAGAGAGTATAAAGGAAGAGAAGAGAGCTAATGACAAAATGTTTGATACAATAGAGCAATTTGGAAAAGACTCTGCAAACTTCTTTAAATCAGGTGCAGACAAAGTAAAAGAAAAGTTTTCATTTTTAGGTCCATTAGTAACACTTTTCAAAGGTTTAATTATTGGTGGTGCATTATTTCTTTTACTTAAAAAACTACCAGAAATATTTAATAGTGATTTGTATAAAGAAATGCTTATAACCATTGAAAAACATATCGTACCAGGTATAAAAAATTTATACAATGATTACTTAAAACCATTTTTAATGTTTTTTGTAGATGGACTTTCAGCGTTATTTAAAGATATTAATGATGATAATAAATCAGCTGGTGATGTCATAAAAGAAAATGCTGGATTTCTTGCAGCAAGTTTGGGTGCAATTGCACTTTATATGTATCCTAGTGCACTATTTAAAACACTTATGTTTGCTGCTAAAGGTTTAACTCTGGCAACTAGGTTACTTGGTAAAAGTTTATTTGGTCTTGGTAAAAATCTTATGACGAAGGTTGTTTTACCAATGGGTAAAAGTATGCTTAAAAGTTTAGTATCAGGAGTTGTTGCAATGAAAGCTGGTTTGGTTACTGCTGGTGTTGCACTTAAAGCTGCAGCAGCACCACTTTTAGCTGCAGTGGCACCATTTCTTCCAATAATTCTTGCAGTTGCTGCAGCTATTGTATTAGCAAAAGTTGCATTTAATTCTATAAAAGAAAAATGGGATGAAACACCAGGTGTATTAAATAAAATAAAATTAATTGTTTCATCAATTATTGCTGCACCAGTTAATTTATTCAAAGGTATAATTTCTTGGGTTGCAAAAAAATTAGGGTTTGAAG